TTCTAATGGGATTGTTTTAATTATTTCAGGCACTGCACCTATTTCTTCTTTAATTTCGCGTTGAAGACCTTGCCAAGGTGTTTCACCTATGATGTTTGTCCCGCCGACTAATCCCCACGTGCCTTCGTGTTTACCGTGACTTTTTTGAAGTAATAAAAATCGTTGTGTAGATTTAGCATAAAATAATGCACCACTACAAACTATTCTATCTTTTACAATATTATTTTCCATTGGCCCACACCATATTCACCTTCAAAGCTCTTGACCCATGCAACCCCGTTCCACAAGTACTGAACTCCAGTGTATATATTCGTTTGCCATACCATAGTGTCTGATTCTAGAGCGGCATGAAAAATAACTTGCCATACTGAACCAGTATATTCTATAATGTCATTAGCGTTTGCTACTAAACTGCCCCATACAACAGCAGGAGTTGTATTAGTTGTATTGCCTATATCTTCAATAATTAAATAACGTGTACCTGCTACTGGATTGTTAGGCGTATAAGTTTGAGGATTAATAATGGCATCAAAAGTACCAGGGCTGTTTGGTCGATAACTAGTAGCGGCATTGTAATCTTGTACATCTGTACTTAAAAATCCGTTACTATCAATTCCAGTATTGCTAGTTAATGTATCTGTATTATAATTAATTTGTAAAATTGCAGGATTCGTAGGATTAATAGCAATAGTACCTATAACGTAAGTCCCATTTGGTTGCAACAAATACAACATACTAGAACCTGCAACATATTTTCCAGGGAATAAATTGAATACACTTTCCCAACTTTGAGGATTACTGATCGGAGTAGGAATAGTCAACGTCGGTTCTGGAGGATTAACACCTCCTCCTGATTCTAACAAAGTTGCCTGGCCGTCGTATACTGCTATAGGAAATCCTGTAACTGTAACATTTTCAGTAGCAAGCAAATTGCTAAATGACGGACTAGTGCCATCAGATTGTAGTGCAGGATCTATTCCTAATCCTTCAACATACCCAGACGGATAAGTTCCTTCGGACCCATAGACACTTGTAATAATTTTTGTAATAACACCAAGATGTTTGACCTTAACTGGAGGACTAATCCAGATAGGAGAATCTAAACTTAATGTTGCTATATCAATAGGAGTATCATTGCCGACAGGAACTTGTCTACTATCCCAAACGATATCTCCTAAATTAAGAACTGATAAACTAGTCCAGTCAATATAGTTGTCCGTGGTTTGCAATTCTAAACTAGGGTTGAATAACACTAGTATTTGTTCTAATATTTGTAATTTTTGATCAGTACTGCTAGTCCAAATATCGCATTTCATCTTTAATTGAAAAGGAGTAGGCATCAAGCGTTCAACTGTATAATTACGTCCTTGATTTCCAGTATAATTATTTCCGTTAATATCTCTTTCGCGAAAATGCAACTTGCCTACATAAGTTTGATCAGCTAACCTATTTCTATCTAGTTCTAAACCAGTTACATACACACTTATACGTGGAATACTATTAACAGCATTTTCACTGTTTTGACGTATGATGCTGGCCACTTGACGATCTGCATCGCCGTACATTACGGGTACTTGATGTAGTGTTCCATCTCCATATTTGACCACAAAATTACTGAGCACTCGTATAGTTTGTGTCAAATATCTTCTTACTTGTCCGTCATAAAACCACTGCATTATAGATCCGCCCTAGGTTTGAGAGCAGTTGATAAACTTGATCGTTGTGCATCTCGTGTATTATATAGTGTAACTGTCCATTGACCAGCAGTAGGTATGGTTTGTTGCGTGTTGTTTATAGTTGGCAATGTGATTATTAAACAAGTTGTTTGTATTCCTGCTGGACTTGTATACAAATATGAACTATACATTGTCGGATAATCACTTAATGCATATTCTAATTGCGTTACACCAAATTTAAATACTACATAAGGAATAGCATTGTTTGTTGCATACAATATTCTAGTATTGATTTGTGTGTCGCCCAGTGCTAATGAAATCACATCACTTGATACTTGATCATTATAGGTATAATTTGTATTGTTGATAAAGCCAGTTTTTAATGTTGATCTTGTATCATTATTAGTCATATTCATTCTAACCGCATCTTCTACTTTAATCCATGCACTGCTTGGTCCGTCAAAACGAAATAATCTGTTAGGTAAGAAATCTGTTCTCAAGAAAAAATCATCTGTGCCTGGGTTTTCGGGAAATTGTATACCAAACCCAAATGCATTACCATTGGCAGGATACCCGTTACCAATTAAATATCCTGTGTATCCAGGACGAACTGGTTTAGAATTGTTTTCATTAGCAAGATAATTGATTTGGCTTGCATCTAATGTAGTTTCGTCAGCAGTCTCTAGTAAGGGTTTTCCAGTGGTTGGATCTACAGCCAAGGTGTAGAATTGTCTAGTCTCATATCCGCTCATAGGAGAATCTGCTTCTGCCTGTGCAACTATTTGTTGATTAATTTCCATCTCTTTGTTGAATGTACTCAACAAGTCTTTAAGAGTAACGTTAGCTCCAACAATTGGATCGCCATTGGCATCTGTAGCGGCTTGATTAAAAATTGATTGAAATTGTTGTTGATCGTTGATACGTTTAAGTTTTAATCTATATAGATGCGGAAACCACGTAACACTAAATCCTTCACTTGCACGGCCTACATCGGTAACTTGATAATATCTAGGTAAACTTACATCAAAATCGTTTAGAGCAAAATCGTCACGTAGATGCGGCAATTCTAAAACATCTCCGCTAATAGGTTTACGTCCAATAGTTTTAATAATGTCATTAATATGAACAGTCATATACAACGTATCGTTATCAATAAACAATCCAAATTGACTTAAATTAAAATCAATATTCTGTACGTTATACATGCCTCTAATTCTATACACTTCAGTTTCATACTTACTATCGCGATTTTCTAAAAAAAGCAAATCTTGAATGTTAGTAACATTATCATTTGGATAAAATGGCTGTTCGGCAGTGGCATTGGCTTCCTGGGTATTTGCACCCAACAATTTGTGCCAATAAACATCGGTTCCACCTACTGTGAACATTTCGCTAGCTTGACGATCTATAAATTGATAGTCGTTGCCTTTTTCTGGTTTGTATAAGGATAATCGTGGCATATTGATATTTATCGTTAGCTAAATATAGTAAGAGGACAAAAATATGGACGATTTGCCATCAAGTACGCAAAGCAATTCTACTCAAGAGCGAAATAAAGTGTTTGATTATATCAAAACTATGCTGGGTGACGGCATGATTGATGTAGAGCTAGATAATAAACATCTAGAAATTGCGTTAGATCGTGCATTAAACCGCTATCGTCAACGTAGTCCAAATGCTGTAGAAGAAAGCTATTTGTTTTTAGAACTAATACAGGATCAAAATGAATACAGATTACCTGACGAAGTTATTACGGTACGTCAGGTATTTCGTCGTGCTATCGGTTCCCGTACCGGTATTGGTGCTGGCGGCACATTATTTGAACCATTTAATTTGGCCTATACAAATACCTATTTAATGTCAGGTAGTATGATGGGCGGTCTAGCAACTTATGATGCGTTTGCTGGATATCAAAAGTTAGTAGGTCGTATGTTCGGTAGCTATATTGAATTTTTATGGAAACCAACTACGCATATTTTAAATATTTTACAACGTCCTTTTGCCCAGGGTGAACAGATTCTTGTTCAAAGTTATAACTATCGTCCTGATTGGGTTTTACTACAGGATGTCTATGCTAAACAATGGTTAAAAGATTATGCACTTGCCACCGCCAAAGGTATGCTAGGGGAAGCTCGTAGCAAATTTGGTAGCATTGCAGGTCCTGGAAGTCCTATTACTTTAAATGGAACCGCTTTGCTAACTGATTCAAAAGCTGAATTAGAAAAATTAGACAAAGAGATTGAGAATCTAATTTCTGGCGGAACGGGCTATTACTTTATAACTGGTTAAGAAATTTCTTGACCTTGTAATAAAACTGTTATATACTAGAGCTAATATTAGGGGGCTCTATGATTATAGGTGTGTGTGGTTTTATTGGATCGGGCAAGGATACTATTGCTGATTATCTTACTAACTTTCACGGATTTAGACGAGAATCGTTTGCAAATTCATTAAAAGATGCAGTGGCACAAGTGTTTGGTTGGGACCGTACTATGCTGGAAGGCCGCACTAAACAAGCTCGTGAATGGCGCGAACAAGTAGATCCGTGGTGGGCAGAACGTTTAAGTATGCCAGAATTAACTCCACGCTGGGTATTACAATACTGGGGTACCGAAGTTTGTCGCAAGGCTTTCCATGATGATATTTGGATTGCTTCATTAGAGAATAAACTACGCAACTCAAAAGATGACATAGTTATTAGTGACTGCCGTTTTCCTAATGAAATTAAATCAATTAAAGATGCCGGCGGAATTGTTATTCGTGTAAAGCGTGGTCCAGAACCCGACTGGTATCGGGATGCCGCTGATATGAACGCTGGCGACAAATGTATAAATTGGATGCTAGCTAAAACTAGAATGGAAAAACTAGGAATTCATGCTAGTGAAACTGCTTGGGTTGGAACTAAGTTTGATTATGTGTTTTCTAATGATAGTAGCATTGATGATTTATACGCTCAAGTAAAAACTCTCATAAATCCGGAACAAGATCCCCTTGCCGCCATTGAACACCTTCTCGATGAAGAACCCGTTGACAATTGGCGCACACAGTCTTTAAGTTAGTTTGTTTACAATTATCTAAATTTCCATCAACGTGGAACACATTAAATACTTCTTTATGCGGGCTTTTAAACCCGCATTTGTCGCAAGTATGTTTTAGTTTGTATCCAGCCTGCTGCCATCTAGGCAGTTTGACACCTCGTAGGCAGTTACCGCACAGGCTTCTGTAATAAGTCTGTCCGTTTTTATAATAATTGATGGCTACCGGTGCCCTTCCGCATGAACATAATGGTCTCATATTTTATTTAAGCCTTTTTAGAGCCTTTTTGTAGGCTTATATAAGCATTGATTTATTAAAATGCCATAAATACATTAAGAACATGTACTCATGGAGATAACACAATGGCTCAATTAAGTTCACCTGGAATTAGCGTAACCGTAGTTAACGAATCGTTCTACACGCCTTCTGCACCAGGTACCGTACCCCTTATCGTAGTTGCTACTCAAGCAAACAAAATGAATTCAGCTGGAACAGGTATTGCTCCAGGCACACTAGCGGCAAATGCTGGAAACGTATACCTGTTGACAAGTCAAGCAGACTTAGGCGCAACATTTGGTGTACCATACTTTCAAACAGATGCTAGCAACAATCCTATCAATGCAAGCGAAATTAATGAATACGGTCTACAAGCCGCTTACAGTTTCTTAGGTGTTAGCAGTCAAGCATACGTTGTTCGTGCCAATGTTGATACAAGTCAATTAATTGGTTCAGCATCAGTTCCAGTAGGACTTCCATCAAATGGTACATACTGGTGGGATACTGCAACAACAAGTTTTGGTGTTTTCCAATGGAACGCAAGTGCAGTTACAGCAACTAACGGTCAAAGTTTTGTAGTACAAAATCCAGCAGTAATTAACGCAGGATCTGGTCTATACAATACTGGAACTTTTGCTCCAAATCCAAGTTTTGGTGCTGTCGGTAGTTATGCAGTTGTAACAGCTACAACACTAGCTCAGTTATGGTACAAACAATATAATACTGCTAACGACGGCACAGGTGGAGCATCCGCCGCCGCAAGCACAGCTGGTACATGGGTACAAGTTGGTTCAACAGCTTGGGCCGCAAGTATGCCAACTGCTACAAGTACAGTAGCATCCACAGCCGCAACAGTTAGTAGTAGCGATACATTAATTGTTAATGGATACACAGTAACTGGTGCAACAACATACGCTGGATTAGTAACAGCATTAGGTTCACATGTATCTGGTGTAACAGCAAGTGTAATCAACGGTTATTTGAATTTATATTCAACAGGTGCTAACATTGTATTAAGTGGTACACTAACCAGTACAAACAAAATTATTGCCGCTGGGACATACTATGCTCCTACAGTGACTATTGCTCCACACTATCAAGTTCCTAACTATGGTTCTTATACAAATTCAGGTAGTGTTAACGGTTACCCAACTGGTTCTATCTGGATTAAAACAACTCCAGTAAACCAAGGTGCTAATTTTGACATCGAACTATATAATTCAACAACAGCAAGTTGGATTCGTCAAGCTGTAGGTCAGTTATTTGCAAGCAATCAAGCGGCAATGGCAACATTAGATCCAACAGGCGGCGGTATTAATATTCCAGTTGGACAAGTATATGTAAAATATAACGATGATGAAATCACAAATCCAACTTATGTAAATTACAAAATTTATCAACGTTTATCAACAGGTATAACAAGTTCAACTAGTGCTATTATAACAAATAGTACATTTGGTTCAAGCTCATTTACATTTGCTCTTTCATCTAGCCAAGTTGGTTCAGCAACATTACCAAGTTATGTAACAGTTAGTTTCACAACAACTGGCAGTGCTAGCTCTGATGCAAACGCATTGGCAGCCGCAATTAACACAGCAGTAGTTCCATTGGCAAACGTTGTGGCAACTGTAACAAGTACAAATCAAGTTACAATTACCCATACGCAAGGCGGTGACATTAGAATCCAAGACGGTACTAATTTACCTATTGGTAAAATATTTACTGTAGGAACTAATAATGAATTTTATGCTGATCCATCCGGAACAGCAAACTACTATATCATTACTGCATGGGCGGCAGCCAATAGTAGCGGTACTGCATTGGTTACACCTAGTGCAACAGCACCTTCAACATTACCAGTTAACGGACAATTATGGTATAATAGTTCAATCACTGATGTAGATATTTTAATCACTGATGGTACACATTGGAGAGGTTATACTTCAACTGCTGGTAAAGTTGTTGTTAACCAGGGTGTTGGATATACAACTAATTATACACAAACTGATGCTAACGGTCCAATCATTAGTTCAACACAACCAACTACTAACAGTACAGGCGGTGTACTACAACATGGTGATTTGTGGATTAATTCAAGTAATTTAGAAGCATGGCCAACAATTTATCGTTGGAATTTCTTAATAAAAGCATGGGTATTGATTAACAACACAGATCACACAACTAGTAATGGTATCATATTTGCCGATGCACGTTGGAGCGATGAAACATTAAATCCAAATACTGTAAAAACTGGTGCTGATACACTGGATTCGATTGCATTATTATTATCAAGCGACTTTGTTGACTTTGACGCTCCAAACGCACAATTATATCCAAAGGGAACTTTGTTGTATAATCTACGCCGTAGCAGTTTTAACGTTAAAAAGTACGTTTCAGGTTATGTAAACACACAAGCCTATAATACAAGCGTTACCGGTAACCCAGTAATGACTTACTATTATCCAGATCGTTGGGTAACAGATGCCGCTAATGATTATTTAGGTGTGGGCGTGTTTGGTCGTAAAGCTCAACGTGCTGTTGTTGTAGCGGCTTTAAATGCTACAATTAACGCTAATCAACAAATTCGTAACGAAGACAGTGTTACATTTAACTTATTAAGTTGCCCAGGATATTTAGAAACAACATCCGCATTGGTTAATTTAAATACTGGTCGTGGATTACTATCATTTATTGTAGCAGATGCTCCTGCACGTTTACCAAACGATGCAACAAGTTTAAGTAACTGGGGTAATAATACAAATAATGCAACAGGCGATGGCGAAGTTGGTCTAGTTACAACAGATGCAAATACTGGTGTATACTATCCATGGGGCTATACAACAGACTTATACGGTAATGACATCGTTGTTCCTCCAAGTCATATCATGTTGCGTACAATCGCATTAAGCGATAATGTTGCTTATCCTTGGTTTGCACCAGCAGGTGTACGTCGTGGTGGTGTAACAAATGCAAGTAGTGTAGGTTATGTAACTGCACAAACTGGTGTGTTTAATCCTATCGCATTGAATACTGGGCAACGTAACACATTAGCCACAATACAAGTTAACCCAATAACATACATTGGCGGTGTTGGACTTGTAGCATACGGACAATATACTCGTAGTTTAGTCGCAAGCAGTTTAAATCGTATCAATGTAGCACGTTTAGTAATTTACTTACGTTACCAGTTGAACGCCATTTCTAAACCATATGTATTTGAACCAAATGATACAATTACACGTAACGAAATTAAACAAGAAATTGAAAAATTGTTGCTTAACCTAACAGCTGAACGTGCCCTGTACGATTATATTGTTGTATGCGACACTTCAAACAATACTCCAAGCAGAATTGATGCTAATGAGTTGTATGTTGACATTGCAATCGAACCAGTTAAGTCTGTGGAATTCATCTACATTCCATTACGTCTTGAAAATACTGGCGCAATTGCCGGTTTAAGTGGCAAATAAGGAGAAATTAAATGGCAATCGCGGCACTATCAAATTTTACAGTACCACTAGCAAGTGATCAAAGTGCGGCTTCACAGGGCATGCTAATGCCTAAGTTGAAGTATCGTTTTAGAATTAACTTTGAAAACTTTGGTGTAAGTACTCCAACAACAGAACTAACAAAACAAGTTGCTGAAGCGGCTCGTCCACAAGTTGAATTTGAAGATCAAAAGATCGATATCTACAACAGTATTATTCATTACGCTGGCAAACCTAAGTGGAAAGCACTTACAGTTAAATTGCGTGATGATGTTACTGGTGCAGTTAGCAAATTGGTCGGTGAGCAGAACCAGAAACAGTTTGACTTTTTTGAACAAAGTTCAGCGGCAGCGGCTGGTGATTACAAGTTTACAATGCGTATTGAAATGTTAGACGGCGGTAACGGTTCTAATGTTCCTAACGTTTTAGAAACTTGGGAATTGTATGGATGTTATGTACAACAAACTAACTGGCAAGATTTAAAATACAGCGAGCAAGGTCCTGTAATGATTGATCTAACAATCCAGTTTGATAATGCAGTACAAACTGATCCAGTTCCTGCAATTGGTGCTCCTAAATCTGTACAAAAATCAGGTGCAAGTAGCGGTCATAACGCATTAGGTTCATAATAAAAATGCCTACACACGTAGGCTTTTTATTGACTATTCATTATGTACGTAGTTAATTATTTAAATAAATAATACTATGAGCTTTACATCTAACCGTAATTTACAAGCAAGTAACCATCTTTTTTTTAAAGATTGGCGCCACGCCTATAACACCTTTGTAACTGATCAATTCAGATTAGCGCCTAAAAGTAAATTTTTATTCCATGTTGCATTTGGCATCGATAATTCTACAGTTTATAATTTAAATTTAGTACAGCGTTACGGAAAAGAAATTAACTTGATGGTTAAAAGTGTTGATTTACCCCATTTCACAGTCAAGACTGACATGGCAAATCAATACAACAGAAAGAAAAATATTCAGTACATACATGAACCCATGGAACTTGGAATAAAATTTCATGATGATAATATGGGACTGATTAATGCCCTGTGGCAAAATTATTACAACTATTATTATGCTGATCCAACTAGTGCAACTATACCCGGAGCATACAATAGAACTGCCACTAAAAACGCAAATTATATTCCGACAGCATACGGATTAGACAACGGTAGTACAGTTCCTTTTTTTAAGTACATTAAGATTTATCAAATGGCTAGACACGAATATGTACAATATACCCTAGCTAATCCTATTATCACTAGTTGGAATCATAATAAATTAGATTACAGTCAGCCAGGTACGCATGATTTTGATATGAAAATCAAATATGAAGCTGTAAGTTATAGTGTAGGAGCAGTATCCGAAGATAGCCCCGAAGGATTCGGAGAAGGGCATTATGATCACAGTCCGAGTTCTTTAAAAGGTATCAATCCAGATCCTAGTGTGCCAAATCCCAGTTTTGTAGAATCTTTAAATGTTAAGGGCAATGCGGCAAGTTTCCTTGACAGTGTGATTACACAGATTAATTCCTATCAAAACACACAACAACCAATTAATTCGAATGGTACTATGGGAATTATTGATTCAACTTCCAATAATAATGCAGGTGGGTTGAGTGGTTACAACTTTCCACAAAGTAACGATAACGATAACACAACCCAAGCTACCCAACAAAAACCAGGAGGATAACATATGATAGGAAATTTACCTTCGGCAACACAAAGCGGACCAACAAATGTTAAAACATTTTTTGATACGTATTATAATACTCCTGTAAGTTTTCCAGCGGCAGAGATCGACGCAACAATCGCATTTTTTGTCAAGCGTGGTTTTGATTATGCAGGTGCAAGTAGCACGGCAATTATATTATTAAATCAATCTAGAGTAGAAAACGTCAGTGTGTTTAGTTTGTTAGATAAACTAAAAAGTTTAACTGATGTGCAACTTAGCCAAGTGGTTGCACAGGTATTAAATGCTTACAGAGAAAAAACCAGTCTATTAGGTTTTAGAACTGCTCAAGTTACTGACACGTTTGAATCACGTAACATATTAGTATAATATGGCTAAATTTGCACGTGGAAAATTCACCATGAAACATCCAGAAAAGTATGTAGGTACTAAAACGCCTACTTACAGATCGAGTTGGGAATGGAGTTTTATGAATTTCTGCGACAACAACGAAAATGTGCAAAAATGGGCAAGTGAAGCTGTGCAGATTCCTTATAGAGATCCGCTAACTGATAGACAAACAGTTTATGTTCCTGATTTTTTTATACAGTATGTAGACCGACATAATCATGTCCTTACAGAACTAATTGAAATTAAACCAGCTAGCCAAACTATACTAGAACGTGTGGGCAAGAACAAGTACAACCAAGCACAGTTTGTTAAAAATCAAGCCAAATGGGCTGCCGCTGGACTATGGTGTAAACAACAAGGTATTAAATTTCGTATCCTTAATGAAAATGATATCTTCAGTCAAGTTTAAGCATAAGTAATAGTATGACTAAAAAACTTGAAGAAATCCTAAATCTTCCCGATAGTAAAAAAATCGTTAAACAGGAAGAAAAAGCACAAGCCAAAGCTGAACTTGCT